AATCGCGCGCCCGCTACGCCGCGCGTGACGAAGACGCCGACAAGACCAAGAAGGCCCCCAAGGAAAATAGCGACGCGCTCAACGCGGCGCGCAAGGAGATCGACGACGAGATCAGCGAGATTCAGCGGGGCCTCTCGCGTAAGGAGGCGTTGTTCGCGCAAGAAGCATCGCTCTATCTGGTTTCGCAGGATCAGAAGATCGCCGCGACGCGCAAGGCCGTCGACGAGGAATATTCCGCTGAGCGCGCGCTACTCCAGAAAGAAGTGGCGCTGGCGGGGCAGAAGCCCGCGCAAGTCCAGGCGATCAACGACAAGATCAAGGCGCTTGACGAGAAGCACGCCGACGAGCTGGTGAAGCTCAATTTCGAGGCCGCTCAACAGGCCGTGAAGCCCTGGCACGACATGATCAACGCCATGGGGTCGTCGTTGCAGTCCTCGATCATGGGCTTTTTGGAGGGGACCACGAAACTGCGCCAGGCCGTGCAAAACATGGCGCGCGCGATCGTCGGCGAGTTCGTGAAAATGGGCGTCGAGATGGTCGCGACCTGGGCTAAGGGAATCGCCGGCCAGATCGCCCTCTCGCTGCTTGGCGAACAGGCCAAGACCGCGGCGGCGAGCACGGGGACTGCTGAACGTGTCGCCATCGCCGCGGGTGGCGCTTTGGGCGAGGCCGCTGCCTCGATCGCCGGTATCGTCAAGTCGATCCTCGCCTATGCGGCGGAAGCCGGCGCGGGCGCCGCCGCGTTCTCGGCGCCATTCACGGGGCCGGGCGCGATAGGCGTCGGCGCTTCCGTCGAGGCCGGCGTCGCGGCGTTCGCGTCCGCCGTCCCGCTCGCGACCGGCGCCTGGAACATTCCCCGAGACGGCATTCTGGCGAGCCTTCACGCGGGCGAGATGGTCGTCCCGCAAACCTTCGCGGCAAGCCTGCGCTCGGCTGTTTCGGGCGAAGGAAATGCAGCCGGCGGCGGGAGCGGCGACGTGCATCTTCACGTTCACGCCGTCGACGCGCAGAGCGTGACGCGACTGTTCCAAAACAACGGGCGAGATTTTGCGAAGGTCGTCGCGCAGATGTTCAATCAAAATCCCTCGCTCCGTCCTTCCTATTAAGGGCTCCGCGTGACCATCCCCACATTCCCGGTGCTTCCGCTCGTGGCCTATCCGGTTACGCGCAGCCTCATCACCTCGACCGTAAAGGAAGAGGCGATGTCGGGGCAGACCTTCCGCTATCCGATCCGCTCGCGCCCGAAATGGCAATGGCAGCTTTCCTTCGATGGCCTGCGCGAGAATTTTCAAGGAGCGACGGGGGAGTGGACGACGCTCAACGCCTTCCTGCTATCGATCCTTGGCGCGGCCAGTCCGTTCTATTACCTCGACCAGCTCGACAATGCGGCGTCGGCGGTGCAATTCGGGACGGGCGACGGCGTAACGACCGCGTTTCAGCTCGTGCGCAATCTCAGCACGTTTGTCGAGCCGGTTTATGGCGCGACGGGCGGCGGCATCTCCGCCGGAGCGTTGAGCGGGGCGCCGTCGATCTACATCAACAGCGTGCTGCAATCTTCGGGCTACACCATCGGCCCGACCGGGCTCGTTACCTTTACGGGCTCGGCGCCGGCCTCGGCGGCGGCAATCACATGGACTGGTAATTTCGCTTGGCTCTGTGAAATCGACGACGACACATTCGAGCAGCAGCTCACCGTGAACGGGCTCTATGCCGCGAAGAAGCTGTCCTTCACCAATAAGCTGCTATGAAGACGACGACCGTTGGCCTCGCCAATCTGATCAATAGCGGCGTCTTCATGGACGTGACGCTTTACACGATCGCGCTGGCGCAGGGTGGCCCGACGCTTTATATCTCGGCTGCGGATTTTGACGTCAATGCGAGCGGGACAACCTTCGTCCACGGCAAGCCAGGCGTCGACCCGAAGGACAATCGGCCCAAGGCGCATTGGAAGGCCGGGCTCGACGTTGACAGCTTCAGTCTGACGATTATCCCGCGTCTCGTCGATCCAGCGACGGGCGCGGCGTTTCCCGACAAAATCGGCTCAACGCCTCTAGTTCAGGCGGCGGCGTCTGGCGCGTTCGACGGCGCGCTCGTCACGACGCAGCGGGCCTATTTCCCCTCGGCGCCGCAATGGCCAATGCCCGCTGGCGGATTTGTCCCGACCGGCGTCCTAAAAATCTTCTTCGGCATGGTCGGCGAGGTCGATCCGACCGCCTATGACGTGACACTTCAGGTGCAAAGCCTGATGCAACTGCTTACGGTCAAAATGCCGCGTAACGTCTATCAAGCCACTTGCCCACATATTCTCTACGATGCGCGCTGCGCGTTGAGCCAAGCATCCTTTACGACGAGTTTCACGGTCGCGGCACCCTTGAGCCAAAACAGCGTGACGGCCAATTCGACCGTCTCGGCGCCGGCGGGGTCCGGCAATTATCAATTTGGGCGGCTCACCTTCACGAGCGGCGCCAATGCGGGCGTCACCAAGACGATCGCCGGCGTCTCGGGCAATACCTTCGTCCTGCATGGTTTGCTGCCTTATGCGCCATCGGCCGGCGACACGTTCACGGCTTCGGCGGGCTGCGACAAGCAGATCGCGACCTGCCAGCTCTTCTCTAATCTCGCGAATTTCGGGGGAACCCCGTATATCCCCGTTCCGGAGGTTCAGATTTGAATGAGGCGAAGCGCGAGAGAGTCATCGGGGCCGCGGAGTCGTGGCTTGAGACGCCCTTTCATGACGTCGCCGGCGTCAAGGGTGTCGGCGTTGATTGCGCGCATTTGCTCGCCCGCGTGTTCGAGGATGCGGGGCTCATGGAGCATCTGTCGATCAAGCCCTATTCGCCACAATTCTTCATGCACCGCAGCGAAGAACGCTTTGTCGCGCAGGTGCTGGAATACGCCGAGGAGATTTCAGATGACGAGATCCAGCCCGCGGATATCGTCATCTACAAGATCGGCCGCTGCTTCGCGCATGGCGCGATCATCTGCGAATGGCCGACCAGAATCATTCACGCCTATAAGGCGGCCAGGCGCGTTATCGCCTCGCACGCCGAGCATGGCGAGCTGATCGGGCGCGAGCGAAGGTTCTTCAGGTTCATCGGCGGGAGGCCCTAGATGGGAAGTCTCCTCTCGAGCCGGTCAAGCCGCGCCAATCAATCGAACATCCCGCTGCCTGATCTGCAGCTGCGCATACAAACCTCCGTGCTGGGGCGTCCGCGGCCGATCGGCTGGGGCCGCGTTCGGATGGCGGGCAATCTGATTCTGGCGACCAATTTCACCCCCACGCTGATCCCCTCGCTCTCGGGCGGCGGCACTGGCGGCCAGGGCGGCAAGGGAGGGGCTCTCGGCGGCGGCAAAGGAAGCGCCGGGTCAGGCATCACATGGCAGTGGAACTATTGGGCCACGGTCATCATGGGCTTCGGCAACAGCGAAGTCGTCGATATCGTCAATGTCTGGAACAACAGCGCGCTCGCGAAATTCAACGGGCCTGGCCAGACCGGCATCAATCTCAACCAAATAAATAGGGTCGGCAATCCCGCAGGCGGCGGCGGCGGGACGCTCTTTATCGGGAGCTACACGCAAAACGCCTGGTCCTATACTGGCGCGCTCGGGCCAAATTCGCTCGCCTATCGCGGCGAGGCATATCTCGCGTTCGGGCCGATGAATCTCGGCTCGTCGGCGTCGATCCCTCAGTTCAACGTCGAGCTGGATTTCTCGACAGGCTTCGATCTGCCGACCGTCTCCCCGGACGCGAATCCGGCCGACGTGATCACGGACTATCTGACCAACGCAGCCTACGGCGTCCCGCAATTCCTGAGCGGCTATCTCGCCGACATGATGAACTTCCGACTCTATTGCCGGGCTTTTTCGCTGCTTGTCTCCTTCGCCGAGACGCAGCAGCGCAGCGCGGCGGAGATGCTGCAGCAGCTCGCGCAGGTTCTCAACGTAAATTTCGTCTGGTCGTCGGGGCTGCTCAAGATCGTGCCCTACACGGCCTTCGCTGGCGCGCAAAACGGCTATGTCTGGAGTCCGCAGACGACGCCGCAATACGCTTTCAACGATACGCATTATCTGCCGAACCAGGGCACGCTGGGCTCCGGCGGAGGCTCGATCCAATCGCCGGTCGTCATCTCGCGCATGCCGCGCTCGCAGGCCATCAACCACACGCGGCTGGAATATCTGCCTCGCGGGGCTTACTACAATCCGTGGATTCTCGACTATATCGACGAGGGCAGCGTCGCGAATTGGGGCGTCGAGCGCATCGGCGACGTGATCCAGGCGCACCAGTTCTGCCTTGACGCCGCCGCGCAATCGAGCCTCATGCTGCTCGCCGCGCGCAACCAGGTCGTCACCAGCTATCAGTTCACGGTCGGGCGCCGGTTCATCCTGCTCGATCCGATGGATCTGATCACGATCAGCGACACGACGACAGGCCTCAATAATCAGCCCGCATTGATCACGGAGATTCAGGAGAATGACGACGGAACGCTGACGATTACGGCAGAGGAATATCTCGCGCTCGTCGGGCCGCCGGCCTATGGCTTCAGCACTGTCTCCGTCGTCAATTCGCTGCTCAATCTCGGCGGCTCCCCTGGGAACGTCAACGCGCCTGTCATCTATGAGCCCCCGGATCAACTCGGAGGCGGCCTCGTCCTTTGGCTCGCCGTCTCGGGACAAAATCCGGTCCTCTGGGGCGGCTGCGATGTTTACGTCTCTTATGACGGCCTGAATTACAGCAGCATCGGGAGGATTCTAGCGCCGGCGCGCGTGGGCGTCCTAACGGGCGCCTTGCCCGTGGTCGCTCCCGCTGTCAGCGGACCAACGATCGATAACGCGAATACGCTCGCGGTCGATCTCTCCGAGAGCGCTGGGACGCTGCTTTCGGGAAGCGCGGCGGACTTCGCTGCGTTGAACACGCTTTGCCTCGTCGACAACGAACTCGTCGCCTATGAGAACGCGGCGCTCGTCAGCGCGAACGCCTATCATCTCTCGCCGCTCACTCGCGGCTGTTATGGTTCGGCCATCGCCTCGCATGCCTCGGGCGCGAACTTTGTGCGTCTCGATACGCGCATTTTCTCTTTCAATTACACGCAGGACCGGATCGGCGCGACGATCTATCTGAAATTCCTTTCGTTCAACGTGTTCGGCGGCGGCGAACAGACGCTCGCGGACGTCGGCTCTTACACCTATGCGATCCAGGGCGCCGCGCTCGCCTCGTCCTTGCCGAATGTGCAGAACTTGCGCACGGTCTTCGTCGGATCGGTCACACAGCTCTTTTGGGATGAGGTTTCCGACTTCCGTCCCGTCCAATATCTGATCAAGAAAGGAACTTCTTGGAACACCGCGATTGTCGTAAGCCAGCAGGCTCACCCGCCATTCATTTGCGTCGGCGACGATACTTATTGGGTTTCCGCGATCTCGCAGCCCACGGCCGCGCTCGTCGTCTACAGCGCCACGCCGAGTTCTCTCGCCATCGCCGGCAGTCAGCTCACCCAAAACATAATTCTGTATTTCGATGAGGATGGGAAGCAAGCCAATACGGCATATTGGCCCGGAACCGCGGTCAACTGCGCGGCGGACTCGATCGGGCTGCGGCTTACCGGCTCCGGCAATATTCTCACCGACGCTAATGTGCTTACGACGCCGGACATTTTGAACTACGGCGGGTTGAATGCCTCCGGAACCTACACGTCGAACCAAACCGTCGATGCTGGTCGCATCACGCAAATGCTCGTGCAGGCCAATTGGATCGCGGTGGGCATTCCGATCGGTCAAAACATCCTGGAAGAGGCGAACATTCTCGCCGATCTCGATATTCTCGGGGCGGCCAACACGCGGTTCATCAATGTTTATCCGCAGATTCGGCTCGGCGTGCCGGCGGGGGGCGGTGGAATAACCTGGGGCTCTTGGCAAAAATATCAGGCCGGCGTCTATCAGGCGCGATATCTGCAAATGCGGCTCGCGCTGGTCACGATCGATCCCAACACCATCGCCTATTGCACGGACTTCGATTGGACGGTTTCGCTGGCGCCCCGCATCGATCATTATCTGAACCAGACCGTGCCATCTGGCGGCCTCACGCTGACATTCATGCCGGACACTCCGGCCGGTCAACCGGCGCAGGTCGCGGCGGCTTTCAATGGCGGCCCGAATTCAGGAAACCTGCCCGGAGTCACGGTGACTTGGCAAAACACATCCGGGGATACTCTGCTCATTTCCGGCGAGAGCCTTTCCGGCGTCACAGTGCAAATCCTCAACGGCGGCGTCGGCGTGCAACGCGCCGGCGTCAACATCGTGGTCGAGGGATATTAAGGAAGCACCCCCATGAAAATCCTGACTAGGCTCGCGGCCATCGCCGTCGCATTTCTCTTGCTGTCCGCGTCCGCGCATGCTGATCAGTCCGCGCTCTCATCGCCCAACACCGGCACCGTGAGCGGGCTGCAACTCACGAACAATTTAAACAACGCGCTCAACGCGCTCAACACTTGCAATTCGGGCGCAAGCGCGCCGACGAACCAGTTGTCGGGCTCTCCCTCCCTTGGCAACTGCTGGCTCAACACATCGACAACGCCCTATACGATCGAATATTACGATGGGGCGTCGTGGCTCGTTGTCGGCTATCTTGATGCGACGAACCATGTCTATTCGGCCGCATTAAACGGCGGCTATAATGGTTCGGTTGCTTCCGCCGCGACAACGAATCTGTGCTCGTCGCCGCAGCCCTATTTGACGATCAGCGGAACGACGACGATTACATCGTTTGGTTCGTCCTGCCCTATCGGCGCGATAAAAGTTCTCAATTTTTCGGGCGCGCTCACTCTCACATACAACGCAACAAGCCTAATTCTCCCGAACAACGCGACGAACGTCGTGACGGCGGCTGGTGACACCGCGGTTGCGATATATCTCGGCTCGGGAAACTGGACCGTGCTCTTCTACATGCGCGCGACAGGCCAGCAGCTCGGGACGAGTTCGGCGCCCGTTCTCCTGGCGACGCTCGGCGTGGGCAGCACGAATTTCGCGAATCTCGGCGATACGACGCATCTGACCAATATCTATGCCCATTACAGAATTGAGATTTCGCAATGCATTCCAACATCAAACTCCTTCCTAACACTGCAAATGTATATAAGCGGATCACTCGTAAACACCACGAATAATTACGCATTCACAAATTATGACGTCATCGGCGCGACGGGGCAGAATATCGGAAATGCTGCTTATATAGGACTGACCAATGTTAACATCTATTCCTATACTAATGACAGCAGCAGCTTTGGTTTCGTCGGGAAAATATTTATAGACAATCCAAGCGACACGACGCACCGAAAGGTCATTTCGTGGCTCGGAACCTTCGAAACGGGGACGACGGCGCAGGATTCGATCATTGGCGGCGGGCGATATCAGAGCGGAACTGGCGCCATGACGGGATTCTTGCTCGTGTTTAACGGCCCCACCAACATGCAAACCTGCGTCTCCCAGATTTACGCGTGGAATTGACCATCGCGAGCGCGCTGGCGGCGACAGGCGCTCCGCCCGCGCGAATGAGCGTTCCGGCGTCGTTGGTTCTGCCTCGCCAGCAATCAGCTATATCGCTTAGCCCTCAAGGACCGCCGACGCGCTTCCTCGCGCGACCCGCCCTCGCGGCGCTGGTGCTCGCCTTTATGGCGAGCGCGCCGCCCCTGACGATTCCCTGACGCGGAGAAACCGATGAAAACAATTCACCCTCGCTTGGGCGCGCTAGCGCTCGCCGCCGCGCTGCTGTGCGCGCCGCTGGCGCGCGCCGCCAACGACACCTTCTCGGTCAATGGCCTGCCGTTCCTCACGAGCGTGCCCGGCGGCTATTTGCCGGCCTTCGCGGCCTATTTCCCGAACGGGTTGGGAACCACTACTCCGCTGTCAGTGGCCGGCGTCTACGCGGCGAGCGGCGTCGCATCGGTCGAGAGCACATTTTCCGCTACCGGCAACAGCGCGGCGTTCACGCCGATCTACGGTCGCAATTTCAACATTTCGATCATCGGAACCTTCGTCGGCACGATCCAATTACAGCGCTATATCGACGCGACTATTGGTTGGGTGCCGATCACCGCCGCAGGAACCCCACTACTTACCTGGACAGGCCCCGCATCGGAGATGTGGAGCGAGTCACAGGTAGGTGTGCTCTACCGCCTGTCCATGACCGCCTATACCAGCGGGACGGCCACTTATTCCATCAGCCAGTAGCGGGGTTATACCATGACCGATGTAATAGCCGTTGATGCGCTTGGATTAGCTGCAAAGGCGGTAGCCGCCGCGACGCCGGGCGGGTCGTCGCTTCAAATCCAATTCAATAATTCCGGCGCGTTTGGCGGTATGGCTGGGACGAGTTGGGACGCGACCAATCAACAACTTACAATGGTTGGCAAGACCTTCACCAGTGGTTCTCCGGGGCCGGGCGCGACCCTATCATTGAATAAGACGTATAACCAAAGTGTTCTTGATCTTAAATCGGATGTATCCGGCAACATTTTGCGGGTATATCCCGGCGGCGGCTGGCCGGCGGCGCCTACCTCGCCGCGCCTCTATATCAACAATGGCGGTGGCTTTTATTCGCAAGCCTGGATGGTTATTTCGGGTAGTTACACGGGTTCCGGCGACGGTCTCGCGATCAACCCGCCATCCGCTGATGCGACGATGCTAAGCCTTTGGGCCGACGTGCAAACGGCGTGGCAGTCGCGCGTGTGGAACGCCGCCAGCGGCCGACACTGGACCGCGCTCGACCGCAGCGGCAATTACGTGCTCTCGGTCGAGGAATACGGCAACATATGCTGGGCCGGCTCGGCTTCGACTTATGTAATGGACACCAGCCTGTCGCGCATTGCTGCGGCGGGTCTCGCAGTTGGCAATGGCACAGCGGGAGATTTCACGGGTTCGCTTAAACTCACTACGCTGAAATTTCCGGACGGAACAAGCCAAACCACAGCGTTTGCGGGTATAACGATTGCGTCGGGCAAGTCGCTAACTGTTAGCAACATTTTGACGCTGGCCGGAACCGACAGCACGACGATGACATTCCCGTCGAGCAGCGCGACGATTCCTGGAATTGGATTGGCGCAAACCTGGACTGGACTGCAGACTTATAATGCGGGCATCACATTTCCAAATAATGTTGGTATAAACGGAACGCTAGCAGCTGGCGGAAACGTAGTCTTATTTAATCTTGACGGGGTTAATGCTCTTAATATTGGTATAGGAACTATCGGCCATACCCAAATGGCGATAGGCTCTGGTAAAGAGCTAAGGGTGTTAAATAACAATGCGGCTAATAGGGTTCTGACGGCCGGTGAAAGCACGTCACAGGTTATTATCGGCAACTCTAGCGCCTACGATGGGACGCTGACGGTTTTCCAAGGAACCGCGACAACAGGTGACACGTCGCTTGCCATTAGAGATGGGGCGGCGCGCGCCGCGCGCCTCAAGTTTGCCCCTAATTCGGGCAGCTATGACGTTGGACTCGCCCGCGACTCCGCTGGCGTCTTGGCCGTCGTTGATGGCAGCACGACGCTTTCAAACTATCGAGACTTCAAAGCGCGCTCTATCCAATCGACGGATGGAATTACGCTCGCCGGACAGTTGAAATTCACTCCGCTCACGATCGCCCAGTTGCTTGCTCTTAGTCCTTCAAAGGGGTGGGTGCAGTATGTTTCGGATACTGTCGCTTCGGCCGCAAGGGCGACAGGCGTTATCATAGCGGGCGGTGGATCAACTACCGTCAACGGCCTAGCGTCCTTCGACGGAACAAACTGGGCTTGGTAAAATCTTACAAAGCGCAATAGGAGTAACCAATGCAAATCACGATCACACTTACCGACGAAGAACAATCCGCGTTCCAACAAGTTCTCGACGCCGCTCTGCGTCATTCGGGCGCTGGCGCGCTGGATGTCGCCGCGCATTTCAAGGCGAAATTGGTCGCGGCTCTTGCTGAAGCCGCGAGCGCGACGCGGTAGGCCGCTGCCGCCTAATCAGCGGCCCCCTCCCCTTTAAATCCTCTCCCGCGAAGGCGTCCAGGCGGCAATGATCGAGGCGCTGCTACCGATCTTCAAGCGCTAAACACCCCCGCGACAATCCCCTCGTCTTCATCCCGCGCGAATCCCTCGCGCGGGATCGATCCCTCATGGCCATCAACCGAAAGGAGCCTCTCGCAGGCCGCGACCTCGCACGCCACAACCAAGGAAAAAGCTTCATGAAACGACTGCTTATCATCGTCCCGCTTGTTCTCGCCGCGTTGCCGGCCAAGGCGGGTTCGTTCACCGCGCTGGCGAGCTACTACGGCGGCGGGGAATATCTGAACGCGCGCACGGCGACGGGAGAGCGGTTCCGCGCGTCGGGACTCACCGCCGCGCATCGCACCTTGCCGTTCGGCACGCGGCTCAATGTCTGCTTCGCGCGCTGCGTCGTCGTGCGCGTCAACGATCGCGGCCCGGCGCGCTGGACCGGCCGCGACCTCGATCTCTCGCGCGGCGCGGCGGGAGCGAGCGGCCTGCTCAAGGCTGGCGTCGGCCGCGTGAGCGTCACGCGG